CTTGATGCTCTTTCTGTGTGCCATTAGCACTACGCAATTCAATAAAATGAATCCAACTACGCAGTGTGCCATTCATATAAATCCTACTTTCAATCAAGCCTTCTGGTAGTACAGCACGAGCCTGTTCTTTAGCAATACCATTTACGATAGCCCATTCATATGCCTCGCGGCATTTTTCAATAACGCCTTTTTGAATGTTTTCCCAACCAGCGGCAAGGAACCGATCAGCATCATTACTTATATCTAAGTCTATGCTGTTTTGTCTATTTTTAAGATCCTGTCGACGTGCATCGCGATATACGAATTGTAGATCTTTCGTTGGATCAGCGTAGCGTTGGCTAAACTCTTGAAACGAGAAACTTCTATGTCTAAGGATTTGTCGGGCAATATCTCTGGTTGTGGTAATTTCGATACAGGCACTGACCATTTCAAGTGGTGACCAGTGTTGGTGTTTGATGAGGTATTGTATGAGTTTTGCTGATGTTTCTGTGTTAAGTTGATTGCTGGGATTGCTGACACGGGCGCAATACGCAATGAGTTCCTGCGCATCTTGGATGCCCATGTCTGCAAATTCTTCTGTTGGTTGACTGAAACTGAGTAATCGAACATTCATCTATAGCTTCTTTCTTTTTAAAAATTTTTGAGTTTCTTTTTCAATATCTTTTCGTACTTTAGGAGTGTCTAATTTGAAGTCTACATTTTCTACTCGATCCTCATAGTTCCTTACTAGTTCTGCTAAATTCCGTTCGAACGCTGGCCAACCTTCTCTCTTGGTTTTTTCTGTTATTTTTATTTCCCAAGTTTTCCCGTCTTTAAAATTGACCAATACGGTATGCAAATATTTGAGAGGCATAACATTAAGTTTAACCTCACCAAATACTTCTGGCCAATGTTCAATGACTTCCTTGGGAAGAATCTTCCCATTGGTCATTATTTGGCTTTTTTGGTCGGAACCAACTCCTCAGCTTTACGTCTAAAGGCAGCCGCTTCTTTGGCTAATTTATCAGCTTGGCTACGATAAAATTTAGCTTCGGAATCTGGACTATCAAATGTAGTTGGAACAGTTTCTGAACTAGTTACTGTAGCAGTTGGCTTAGCCGGATTTGGCTCTACTGTAGCTTCAGGAGCAGGAGTATCAGGTACTTGCGGAACAGGTTGTCCGTCAGGACCTAACAATGCTAAGTCACCGACACTAACACCGCGTTGTTCAGCAATAATTTGATTTAGTTCACTTAATTGAACACTAGTTCCTGGATTAGGAACCATTTCAATTGAGCTAGTACCCATCTTCAATAGACGACCATTTTGATGCAACCAAAGTAACATATTTTGCCCGTCATTGAATGTTGAACGCATTAGTACTTCGGCAAATTCGTTAGCATCTTGTGCGGCCTGTCCTTCTACTAGATTAATGATAGCGTTGTGATATGCATCGCTCAATGTATCAGTTGGAATGACTAAACAGTTTGATGCTTCGCCTGGGATGGTACGATAAGCTACTAAAACTCTTTGCTTAGTAGAAATTATTCGCCCTACGTGTTTGAGATCGGCCATATTATGCTCCAGCTGAAGCTGTTGCGGCTGAACCCTGTGCGGCGGCTGATTGTTTAGCTACAGTTTCTAAGAAAGTTGTTAATTTTGTATATGTAACACCAACGGCTGCAAATTCATTTGGCTTAAATGCGCCACGTGAACTGGCGATGTCAATGATAGTTTTCATTGCTTGCAAATCGTTAATTGTTAAATCGTTTGATTGTTCTTGAGCAGGTGCTTGTTGAGTAGCGTCTGCTGTTGGTTGTTGAACTTCGTCTGACATAATATCTCCTTAATATGTACGTATATAATTATCTGGTTTGTAAAAGCGGGCAGGCAATCGTGAAGAAACTGAGTTCCTTTTCGCTTTCAAAACCTATTACAGTATTATACACGATCGTATTAGTATGATCTAGTGTAATACCTTGTCCTACATAGTACCTATTATTTAAATTCTTACGTATCCACGAGTCTATAGATTTGACTAAAGACGGATTATATTTGTCTATGCTAGTATATTTAAAATGAGGAGCGGCAAACTCAACCCTGCGTAAGCCAAAATAATTTAGCGGATTGGGTTTGCCTGTTCTTAATGCCATTACGCTGTTTCCGTAGCAAATTGGTAATAAGCATATTCTCCAAATGGTGGAACAATCTTGTCATTGCCGTGAATAATGAATACTGTATCACAGTAGTTTTCATCGCCCCAGCTACCCCAAGGATAACCGTCTGTAAACATGATAAACTTTTTAGGTTGAATGTCATGTTCCTTCATGTATTCCCAGTTGGCATCAAACTCAGTTCCGCCACCACCCATTGGCTTATAGCTGTCAAACTCATCAATGTTATAACCGTCAAAGTCTTGTTCGTTGTAGACTTTTGTATCAAAGCACCATACTTTAATCTTAAAGTCTTTATATTCTTGCATAATGCCTTTGATTTCTGTTAAGAAGTCTTTAGCTTGCTCATCTCCAATAGAACCCGACATGTCGATTGCAACGCAGATATCAATTGTTTCTTGAAATTGTGTACCGGGCAGGATAGCGTTCATATGCCAGCCCTTACGGTTAGGACGCATAAACGAATAGTCATTCTTAATAGTACTTTGGATTTGTTGACGCAAAATTTCACGCCAATTCATCTTAGGCTCTGTTAGTTCCTTAATCATGCGTTGTACACTAGCAGGAGTATTACCAGCACCTGCGGCCTGCGCGGCTTGTACAGTGGCTTCGCGAATCTCGTCACGAATCTGTTTTAGTTCTTCTTTAGTGTACTTTGGCTGACCATCTTTACCATTCTCGCCCCAGTCAATGTGGTCGTCGAGCAATTGACCCAATTGGTTCAGTTCGTCCTCATCCATTTCGTCAAAGATTTTATCGTAAACTTCTTCAGCACCCATACCGTAGTATTTTGAATCATGGAAAATTTTGATACCTTCGATATTGTGTTCACCAATACGATCACGTACCAATTGTCCGTTTACACAATAGTCTGCGGCAATATTAAAAATACGCGGGTTACGGCTTTCACGTCGACTCATGTGATCAAAGACATTGTGTAGAATCTCGTGTGCAATAACGAATTCAACTTGTTTAACTGTAAGTGGTTCAAAAAACTTACGGTTAAAATAAATTACACGACCGTCTGTAGCGGCAGTACCCATCCACTCGCTACCTTCTTCAATTTTAAGACGTGTAGCCATATTACCAAAGAAAGGATGACGAAGTAATAGACCTACTCGGGCTACGATAATTTTGTCGATAATTGGATCTGCGTGTGACATGTATGCTCCTTTACTGTATGTATATATTATAACAGGACCCGCAGGTCCTGTCAAATAAGACTACTCCAAATTACTTCTCAGTAGCCGCCGCAATATACTTACCATATTTTGAATGGAATTCATCAAAGCATTTGATCTCATCTGGGTCCAAAGGCAACTTGTAAGTCGACAATGCCAACTTAGTACCCATAATAACCAATTCTGTTTCGAAATTGTTCATTACAAATTCAAAGAAGTTATTAACTTGCTCATTCCAGTTTTTAGCTTTCTTATCGCAAGCATCTTTCAATTCATAGCACAATGACACAGTCAAAGAGTACATGGCTGAAATCTCTTTTGAATCCATCTTCTTAACTTTGCCACTCAAAATATCGCTTGGATTAGGCATTTTGCTAGCATGTTTACGGTGTGCCATAAACTTAATAGCAAGCCCTTCACCAATTGAACCAGATACTAGATCTGTCAATGTATCTGCATCTACATCATCGTCTGTAAGCAATTCGCTTACAAATGACCATGAGCGTGGAGTAGCAAAGGCACGTGAGCTAGATTTTGGATCAAAATCGTACAAGTCTTTCTTAGAGAAGCTCAAAAAGCCCACAACGTCTTTATGGACTTTGTTTTCAGCCGCCCATTCAAAGTAGTCATCCCAGTCAACTGCCATTTCCAAGTGAACGAAACGGTTAGCTAACGGAGCAGGCATACGGAATGTAACGCCCTTGTCAGTTTCACGGTTACCAGCGGCAACCATTACAACATTGTCTGGCAAATGATATGTACCAACACGGCGATTCAAAATTAGCTGATAAGCCGCCGCCTGTACGCTAGGCGCCGCAGAGTTCATTTCGTCCATGAACAAAATGATAGTTTTGTGTTGTTTGGCTAGTTCTGCATTTGGCAATTCGCTTGGAGGTGCCCAACGCATAGTGCCATCGTTAGAATCAAAATATGGAATACCTTTAATATCAGTAGGTTCCCACAGACTCAAACGAACATCGATCACATGAGCATCTAACTCAGTACCTAGTTGTTTAATAATATCTGATTTACCAATACCTGGAGGACCCCATAGGAAAATTGGACGTTTGCTATTAAATGCTTTGCGTAGGGATTTTTTAGCACCTTTGGGACCTACTGTGCGGCTAACGACTTCGCTCATTGCTGTTTCCTATCTTTAAGTTGAGGTTAAATTGTTGTTGCGATAGTATATATTATATGGCCGTTAGCGACGAATGTCAATTGTTTTTTGAACTATCTAATTCTTTTTCTCGCTCATTCATGGCTTTAATTAAGCCAAATTTTCTAATGTCGTCCGAAAACAACATCAGTTCAAAACTCTTGCGTTCTGTAAAGACTGTAATGCTTTCGACAGTTAAGTAGTATGGAGTATCTAAATATTTTTCCAAAAATATTATAGTTTGGGGACTAAGTTCGATTGGCTCGGTAAAAGGTATTTCGTAAGATCTAAGTTCCAAAGTGTTTACCAAAAAATCGTATCCTTCATCGCTTAGTCTAAATGCAGTCTTTTTGCCAATTCGATTTGATTGCCACCATTTTCGATTGTATATTTCAAAGTTAGCATCGTCTGTACTTTTACCCCATTGTTGTAAAAATATTCTGGTTAACGAATCTCTTTCAATCATTTCACCACGATGCCGGAAGTCAACTTAACCACTTGAAAGTCTTCAGTTCCAAAAGTTAAGTTTAATTTTTTTGCTAGATTGTGTGCGTGTCCTGGATTACTGAACGACACTTTTTTGTATTTTGGTCCGGGATAACTTGTAAGACTATTGAAGGATTTTAGATTGAACGGCTCGTTCTTATAAAAGACCGCCCAGATAGCTTCCGATTCCAAAATTTGTTCGGCTTTGTACGTCTTCTTATTGACGTTTTCTAATAATACTTTTGGCTTTGGGCGACTCATTGCGTACCTCACATAATATACGCATATATTTATCATTATTTGTCGCTAAATCCACCACCATCCATTGTTACACTAATAACTTCAGTATCTTGACTACGTTTAAGATCGTTGAATAATGTTTCGTAATCTTGAAGCAATTTATCCTGTATTTCAGCAAGTGCTAGACTTAATAGTCTAGCGGCTTGAATAGGCATTTTTATTTCTTTTTGTTGAGCAAGTTCAGCACCACGGAGTACTTGGACAAATTGTGTAATCGGGGTTAAATTAATCTGATTTTGCATTTGCTAGTACCGTTTTCATTTCAAATTCACTTTTGAAAGGACCTTTGCTTGGATATCGTTCGATAGTAATTGCTTTAGGACAAAAGCTCTTGACCCAACCCTTGTCAAATTTGATTACATAATAACCTGCACAGTATAAACTTTTACTGGCATTTGATTTAGTAAACAAGGGTAATTTACGGCGTACATCATACATGGCGTTGTATGGTTTGCATGATGTTGGATATCCGTGACACTCGTTTGGTTCGGCTTGGGTAACTTTAATCTTAGTGCTGGTTAAGAAAAAATCAGCTCCAAATTGTTTTGTGAGGTCTTGTTTTTTATTAAACATTACTTCACCGTTGGTACTTGATAGTACAAACTTGTTGTTTTCTTTCTTGTGTAGTGTTGCAATCTTAGAACCTGCTTGCTCTACGATCCAAAACTTACCATCCACAATAGGCTTGGCGTGTATCTCTGTCATATTTTTCTCCTTATAAACTCAGCCCCGAAGGCACTGGAGTTATGTACGTATTTACCTCTCATTTTTTGCTACAGTTGCAGGGAAGTCTGCCCTGGTGGCAGTCACCTGCACACCCGCCTTGAAATAGTTTTTTAAACCAGTATTTGATCATTCTAAATCTGGGTCTTTAGCAAGACCTTGCCATTCTTTAATTTTAACTTCGTCTGTTGTAGCATAATCTTCTTCTTCGATGTACGAGCTAACCCATTTTTTACCAGTCCACTTGCATTGATATGTGTAACTATTTTTACCGGCAGTTTTAACCATATAAATGCCAACACGAGCTGGCTTAATTTTCTTAGGAAACCATTCAGTCATTTCGTATTCGATATCATCCATATTTGAATACTTTTCCCAAGTGTTAGAATCTTTAACTAGATAAAAACCAAAGTCGCTACTCTTACCATCGGTACTGCCGCCCCAGTTGTCAATATCTTCACCGTTGTATTTTACACCATTAACAATGTCTTCACCGTCTACTTCTTCGTAGCATAGTGTTAGTTTTTCAATATCAAACGGTAATGTGAGTTCAATTTCGCCTTCAAAAAACGTACCCTTTTCGTTTGAACATCCGAGAAATACAACTTCCCCAGGCTCTCTAGAACCAATGTATGCTTCTTCTCCGCCCTCTAACTCTGGGCTACCGTCACAACCGTCGCAGTCATCTAATGACATTTCGATTACAGTTTCGCTGTTTTCATCTTCAATTTGCAATGTTCCTGCATTGCGACTAACACCGTTAACATGCGCCATGTTATCGCATTCGTACCAACTTCCTGATGGAAACGGTTGCATGTCTTCGGGAATATTGTGTTCCTCGGCATATTCGCTGTTCCAAGCATAGTCGCTTAGATCTAATCTGCGTTTTTTAAAATAATCATAGATCTTACGATCCACAGTACCCATAACTTTTTCGCCACCGTATCCCCACATACTAATTTTATAAGTGCGTGGAGTAAATTTAAGAATCTCCATTAATTCTTGTTTTTCTTCTTTAGTTGCCATTATACTGTTTCCTTTTCTGGATATTTCGCCTGGAATGGCTCTGCATACGACTGGATGTTATCTGCAATTTTTTTCATATCCCAGGCATTACAAAACTTGAGCATACGAATTCCAACTTGTGTAATGTCTTTTGGAACTGCATTTGCTTGAATAGTTTCTCGAATTTTAACTTTAATATCTTCTGGTTGTGCTGTTAGGTCACACAATTGAACATTACGTTGATAGTCTTCTAGGACTCTGTGTTCTTGACCATTATGGTCAGTCCATCTCTGTAACATGAGATTGTTCCACGCATATCCTTTGGCTTTACGATCTTCGAACGCTTCAGTAAGACCAACTTTGTTTTTTGTACCTTTAGTACGCACACCTGGATACGCCGAGAAGACATTATCACTGGTATCACCACGCATACATTTTTCGAATAGCATCCACTCTGGATCTTGTGCTGGCTTGGGCTCGCCTGTTTTCTTGTCTTTAACGGGTTTACCTTTGGCATCAAAAATACCTTCATGTGTAATATGTAAATCGCCTACACCGTTATATTGACTTACATTAGGACCGATAAGTTGTGCAAAGTCACCATCTGTTGAAATAATAACGTGTTTAGCATCTGGATGTGCTTGTATCCAGCCTGCAATCAAATCATCTGCTTCTAAATTTTCATGCCTCATTACAGTACAATTGGTCTTTTCTGTAATGAAGTTTTTAAATTCGTCAAATGCTTCCCAGAACAATTTATCTTCTTCTTGTTCTTTTTGTGTCATAGCCGCACGAGTTTCTTGTCGATTGGCCTTGTATGGTTTGTAATAGTCCTTGCGCCAGCTACGACCTTCGAGACAGAATACTACATGAGTGCCGCCAAAGTCCTGCCATGCTTTCTTGATACTGTTAAGTGTAATATGAAAGGCCATGCCGAGTTTGATATCGGCACTGCCTTGGACTACATGTCTAGCACGAAAAAATGTGTTAGCAGTATCAACTATAATATATGTCATTCTACAGATGCTTTCCCGTTACCGAGTTTGTTTACGTTAATAAATCCCATAGTATTATTTCGGTTAAGATCTTGTCCATCTTCGGACAGCATGTTTCTTGCTAAATCTCTAAACCAACGATCTACTATTTCTTCTTCTGGATCGCCTTCAAATCCGTATCCAGCTTGTTTCAATTGTAGCACAAATTCTGCGTTCCAGTCAAGTTCAAAGAAGCCATTGCGTACATTGTCCTTGTTGACTTTGGTGTCTAGTACAGCTACCCAAGGTTCACCTCTTTCAGTAGCACGTTCTTTTGGAGTCATTTTTGCTTCTTGTTCGGCAACCTGTGCTTCAGCAGTTGAGGCTATAGCCTTTGCTTCCATTTCTTTAAGCATCTTTAAGTTTTCTTCTAACTTATCGATACCAAACCATTTCTTAATTAAATTCTTCATTAGGTTCCCCATTCATTTTTAAATAATGGCACTTGTAGTCTATCGCTGTAGCGAAGACCTGCTTTCATAGCTAGATCTGCTACACGACGATTATTAAGTGTATACACACTTTCTACTCCGCCCACTGGCATTAAGTATACTGGCCCTTCAAAACCTGCCAGCCTGTAAATATCTGTGACTTCTATCGCTTCATACGCATCGTCTTCCGAAGCCACTACAAATTTTAAATAAGTGTAACCAATATCTTGATACTGCAAAATAACTTCTGGACGAATTGCTTCTTCACGCTTTTCTCCACTGACGCTTAGTTTAGGGCTTACGCTGAATGTAATTTCTCGATTAAATAATTCGTGACCAGTTGCCCAGTTAAGCAAATATCTTTGGAAATCATCAGTAATAAGTTGGGTACCATTTGTTTCAAATGTGATTTCTTTCAAGTCATGCATCTTTTCATGACTTAATAAATCTGGATAAGCACGTTGCCAACCAAGTAACGGTTCACCTCCAGTAATAACTAGATGTGCATCTCCCCAACGATTCCATGGTAGCATGTCTATAATACGATCTGCGATAGCATCACTAGTAAGCATAGGGCTAAGATCTTTAAAGTCTGGATGCCAGCTGGCATAGCTATCACAACCTGTACTAACTAAAGGTAGTTCTTCGTATTTTGTAAAATGCTGTCTAACTAGTGCAATTTCATCTGCTTCTGTGCTTAGTTCACCGCGCGGCATACCAAACCCTGCACATTTAAAATTACAACCAAATGTGCGTAAGAAAACAGACGGAACACCCATGTACCGTCCTTCACCTTGTATGCTATAAAATAATTCTGCTATCTTAATTTTGCTCATTCACAATCACCTTGTTCCGCTAATTTTGTCACTGCTGATTTTTCTTTACGTTCTGCTTGAAACATTTTAACATCTTTAACAGCAGATTTCAATGTTTCTGCATAATTAAGAGCTTGTTGTTCACCCATAATAAGATTGGATTCAACTTCAATGTAGCCTTTAGTTAGCAATGTCCAAATCTTTTGCCAGCGATTAAGTACCCACCATTTTGTTTTCTGTTGAGTATAAACAGTGACACTAACACCAGTGTCATCTGCTTCTATCCAAACGTTATGGGAGTGATCGCAATCTCCGCACTCACACACAATTTGATAGACTTTAGCATCGCCCCAGTCTTTTTTCATTAAGATGCCTTCGGCGGGTTTTTGAGCTTCCATATAGTTGCCTTTAATTCTTTAATATCTTCTTGAAGACTTTCATTTAAATTTTTTGCTATCTTTAATTCATTAGAAAGTTCAGTGTCGATTTCTTTTAACAATCTTTTTTTAAGTGCTCTCTCTTTATCTACACGCCAGTTTTGTCCTATAAGAATTCCTAGACCTAAGCAGATAAACAGTAAAATTATATCACTAGTCATTGGCTTCTTCAAACCATTCGTTGACCATTTCTTCAGCTTCTTGCTGTGTTAATGCGTGAACAAATATACGTGCCGGTTTGCCTTGTGTATGTTGTACATTAAATTTAATAATACCGTGCATTGGGATGTCATTAAATTCGCGTTCTACTACGAATTCTTTCAAATTCATAGCACGATTAATTAATTGATCGGTTAAGTCTTTAGCTGTTGTCATTTGGAAGCATACTCCTGTTGCATTTTAATATTGTCAAAGAATTCTTTCTTAGTAGCAGGATCATCTTTGAACGCACCTTTTAATACTGTAGTCTGTGTTAGACTAGAGTGCGCCATAATACCTCGATTCTCACAGCAACCATGTGTGGCTTGAATATACACGCCTAAATCTGTAGCCCCTGTTGCACGTTCTATTTCCCTAGCAATATCGTTACACAACTCTTCCTGGAGAGTGCCGCGACGAGCGCACCACTGAGCGATACGAGTGTACTTAGACAAACCAATAAGTTTTTGTGCGGCGATGATGCCAATGTAAGCGACACCAACAACGGGCTGATGATGATGACTGCACATAGAGCGGAGCTCACTACGTACCACCAACATACCTTCGTAACGGTCTGCCGAATCATTTGGAAACGCTGTTGCATCTGGTGCTGGTTCATATCTTCCTGCCATTATTTCATTAAAATACATCTTAGCTAGACGCTTTGCAGTACCATGCGAGTTTGGATCGGTTTCGCGATCAATAAGTAACGTATCTAACACTTTTTCAAATGCTACTGTTGCTTCTTCGATTAACTTTTCTTTATGGTCTTCTGTGATATATTCACTAATATTATCCCCAGCCCAAAAACGTTTATTATCACGTTTCATCTTAAAGCGGATAACATCTGCTAGATTAGCTTCTTTGTAGCCTTTGTCGCTCATATTATCTGCGCCTTTGAGTACATTCTGTAAATCTTCTGTTGTAAATGTGGTCAATTAATTTCTCCGAGTTATAGACGTGGATGTCTATATGTTATTATATAGGTTTATTTAGGTTTATTCAAGGTATTTTCTGCTCGAAGTTTCCTACATGCCTCTTTAACGGGTATAGGATAATCCGGACTGATTTCTGATATTGAACAATCATATTTTACTGTTACGTGTGGGTGTGTATAATTCCAATAAATGGCAAATACAATACCTGCAAAGCCTAGTATTAGCATTGAATAAAAATCTAAATTTTCTCTGAAACTAGAATTCGACATAGTTGAGCATCCTTCTCTGATTTAAAATAAAAATCCATATTATCTTGGCTGGGATGACTGGTATAACGATCACCGGGTAACCCAAAAACTTCTACTACATCGGCACATGCCTCATTCCACCAATAATTACTTTGACCGAGCCAGGGTATTCTTACAATATGAATACGACCTTCTTCTACCGCGGCCAAAGTACCTACTTTAGAATGTTTTTTATTTTTTGGCATTTTTTAGATTTGCAAGCTCTTCTTCTAAATAATCTTTATAATCTGTTAGTACTAGAGATTGTTTATCATTGCCGTCACTTTGCATACGTTTAATATCGGCCGTTACTTGTTGTATCTTTTCTTCTAACTGCTCTACAGTTAATTCGTTTAGTTGATCTACTTGTCTCATTTGTCTCTTCCAAATTTTAATCCGGTAGCACTACCAAATAATAGTAAAAATGCCAACCAAGTTTCCCAAGTATACGGAATCGTTAGAACTGGGAATAAAGTATTTAAACTCCAAATTCCTGCAATTGGACCGCCAATGACAGCGACTACAATAAGAGTGATGCCAAAAATAAGTTTAATTACTGCTGAAGTCATAACCAAAAATCCTCCCAAGGATAAACCAACCAACTGTCTTCATCTCGTTTATCTACAGTCCAGACATAATAGTCTGGATCTTTAAACTCACTGCCTAAGTTATGAGTCAATACTGCAAATCGAACATTGTCGCCCCATACATGATCCCATATACTAGTATTGCTGGGCAAGCAACTCGCTTGCCAGTCTTTTTTGATCCAGGCTACTGTAGAGCCTTGATCATTGATATCATCTACTACTAATATCTTTTTACCTTCGTAAGCATCCTCTGCCATGCTACAATTACTAACGCAATCACCACCGTCACGAAGGCTAACGTCTAGGCTTGACATTTTAATGCCAGTATATTGACTAAGCAAATTAGCTGGTACAAGTCCACCACGGGTTATACCCACAATATAGTCAGGCTTCCAATCGTGTGT